ATATGCTGATGATATTGCCGATGTTGCTGATGCCAACAACGTAGCCATTGACACAGTTGTGAAACTGCGTTCAGCATTGCAAGACACTGGAGGCGATGCCGAAAAAGCTGGCATCATGTTGTCCGCGTTTACAAAATTTATTGATTCAGCGGCAAACGGTTCTTTTGAAGCACAAAAAACATTCCAAGCATTGGGCGTGTCGTTTAAAGACATTGGCACATTGTCGCAAGAAGAATTGTTGGGCAAAGCCTTAAAAGGGTTGGAAAGCATTGAAGACCCAATCACGCGCAACGCAAAGGCAATGGAGTTGTTTTCCAAAGCCGCAAAGGGCGTGGCGTTTGATGCATTTGCTCAACAGATGCAAACAACCAGCCAAGCAACATTGGCACAAGTTGAAGCCGTTAAAGCTGGCGCGGAAATGTGGGGCAACTTTGAAAAGATTGTCCGCAGATTGCAATTTGCTTTGGTCGAGGCACTTGGCCCAAGTTTGAAAGCAATCAACAATCAAATGTCCGAGGAGATGTTCCCGAAGCTGACATTGTTAAACAAGGTTTTGAATTTCATTGCTAGCAATGCTTTTAGTGCGGGACAGGCTATTGATGCGCTTGGCGCGGCTTTGCAAAACATGGCTGGTCGTTCATTGATTATGCAGACTTACGGCGAATCCGCAAAAGGATTTGCTGAGATGAAAAAACTCAATGACGAATATTTTAAATTCCTAGACAACCAGCGCAAGGCGCAAGAACAATTTGACCGTGAATTGTCTGGCGTGAAACAAGGAGGCTCTGGTCGCGGAATGTTGGGCTATGAAGCATTTGGCAAAACGCCTATTTCGCGTGAAACTACTGTTGGTGTTGACAGCAAACAGCAAGCCGCGCTTGCAAAGATGGCGAAGGAAATAAAAGACCGACAGGAATACCACAACAAACTAATTGATGAAAACATCAAGAAAAATCAAGAGTTGTACGAAAAAGAGTGGAATGCGCTTACAAAAAAATACACTTTGCTTGAAGAAATACAAAAGCAACAAGACGCGGCTGATTTGTCTTTGAAGCAACAACAGCGGATGCAACTTAATCAGTTGGATTACGACCGACAAATCCTATTGCTGAACACGCAAAACAAAGATTTGAAATCGTATGAGTTGAAATACGCGCAAGACATTTTGACAATCCGCGCACAGCATTTGGAACAAGAACACCAAATTAATTCCAATGAAGCATTGGGCGAAGAATACAAACGCCAAGCGTTAGAGCAAAACATCGTTTTGCGCGACAGGTCAATTGCTCAAGCAAAAGAAGTGTTGGACATTGCACGGCAAGAATCCGAAGGCTCGTTCCAAAAAGGCTTTGGCAAAGCTTTTGATGAATTTGTTCGGAATATGCCCAACCAACTTGAGATTGGCAAGCAAGCATTTACATCGTTAATGAGTAGCATGGAATCGGCTTTGCAGAGTTTTGTTCGGACAGGAAAATTTAGCTTTAAAGATTTTGCAAGAAGCCTGATTCAAGACATGATTATGATTCAAGCGCGGGCGCAAATGTTGAGCATGATTAAAGGTTTATATTCCATGTTTGGCGGCGGTACACCAAGCGTGGATTTGGGTTACGGCGGCGGCAGTGCTGGCGCAGTCGGTATAAGCGGGTTTGCTGATGGTGGAAGCCCGCCAGTAGGCAGGGCATCCTTAGTTGGTGAACGTGGCCCTGAATTGTTTGTGCCGCGCACGGCAGGGACAATTATTCCTAATAATCAACTTGCAAGCGCGATGGGCGGCGGTCAAACAGTTAACTACAATGGACCATACATTGCAAGCATGAACGCTATTGACACGCAAAGCGGCACACAGTTTTTGGCAAAAAACAAAAACACAATTTGGGCGGCTTATCAATCAGCCAATCGCGGCGTTCCAGTTTCAAGGTAAACCATGAGCTTGCAAACCATACTTTCTGTTGCTGAATCAATTAGCATTAACGACCACAAATTTGCTGGTCAGATGTTGTCTCGCAATATGCGAATCAGCACATCGGAAATTCTGACTGTCCAGCCATTCCAGTTTGGCATTAAGCCAATGAATTATTTGCTTTATTCACAGAATCGTGCGGTGCTTTCATCGCTACGCACTGCTGACCGAATCACCGAGCAATATCTTAACTTTGCTTCAACAGGATGGGTTAACTACATTGCGTACCAAGGTAATATGTCTGGTGTTCAAGCGGCGGCTTGCCAAGTACAAACAGCAAGCGCAAACAAAACAATTGTGCTTGGTTCATTGCCATCTATTGCATCAGGCTTGTTTGTTGTAAAAGCTGGCGATTTCATCCAGATTGACCGATACGCATACATTGCCACGGCGAACGTCCAACGCGGCGGCGGTGCAACTGTCAACATTCCTGTGCATCGTTCTTTGATGACAACAGTTAGCGTGGCTACGGCGGCTGTAATAGGTCAATACGGCACGACAGTCAGCTTGGGTGGGTCTACCTATACAGGCACAACATTTCCCGTTGTAATGCGCGAATATCCAACTTATACGCTTGTGCCAATGACTAACGATTCTTTTATTTCTTGGGATGGTGCGTTCACCGCATTAGAGGTTGTGCTATGAATACAATACCACCAGTAGTAAATACCAATGTCATTCGTTATGCAGATTTTGTTCGCTTAACAACTGGTTCAGCGGTTTATTTGTTTTCTACTGCGCCTTATGACATAACAGTTCCAGCCATTGATGCAAACCCATTTACAGGGTTGGGTCAGCTTGTTAAGGTTGGCTCTGCACAACGAGACATTAAAAGCACGGCAAATGAAACAACTGTAACTTTGGTCGGCATTGACACCGCCAATCTTGCTTTAGTGCTTGGTGCAAACATTAAAGGTTCGCAAGTTGAAATGTGGCATGGTTTTTTTGATGCCAACAATCAATTAATAAACAATTATGCAATTAATTCAGAAAGTTTTGACAATGCAACATGGTCAAAAGTAAGGTCATCCATCACACCTAATGTGACAATTGCACCTGATGGAACAACAACAGCCGACAAATTGGTTGAAGATACAAGTGCAAGCAACACACATTATATATATGATTCAATAAATTATGTTTCTGGATTAATTTACACCGCATCGGTTTATGCAAAAGCAGATACGCGGTCAAATATATTGGTTCAATTCCCTTCTGGCGCTTTTACTACGGCAAAAAGTGCTTATTTTAATTTGGCAACTGGTTCAATTACATCTACATCATCAGGGGCAACATCCAACATTGAAAATGTTGGAAACGGTTGGTATCGGTGTTCCATTACGGCAACAGCAACTACAACAATATCCATTAACACTATTTTGTGTTATTTAGTTTTATCTGGCACTACAAATTCTTATACAGGAGATGGAACAAGCGGCTTGTATATTTGGGGCGGTCAAATCGCAATAGGTTCACCAACTTATATAGCAACGACTACAACACCGCAAACAGGTTTGTATCAATTTTTTAATGGGTACATCAATTCTTTTAGCATTAGCGAACAATATTTAGAAGAAGCGCGTGGCTATTTCGGAACAGTGAGTATTAGCGCATCAAGCATTCAACTCATTTTGCAAAATCGCACTGCGGGTCGATACACCAACGACCCATCATGGACGTTTTGGAATTCTGGCGATACCAGCATGAAAAGAGTTAACTACATACAAACAATTAACTATCAATTTGGCAAAACAACATAGGACAAAACATGATAAGACAAGCTAACAAATTTGACGCGGAAGCAATTGTGCAAATGCTGAAAAGCTATCGTGAGCAAGCACCAACGCAATTTTTGAGGGACGCAAACAACCGCGACCACATTGACAAATTGCTTGCCAACATCTTTGCTGGCGCGGGTTTTATCTTGCTTGCAGAAAAAGATGAGCAAATTGTTGGCATGGTCATCGCGGCACAGCACCCAAACATCTGGAATCCTGATGTGTCGCAAGTCAGCGAGATTGCTTTTTGGCTGAATGAGACGCATCGCGGAGGCAAGTTGGCGCATCGGTTGCTTCATGCGTACATCCAACAATGTGAAGAATGGAAGCAAGAAAACCGCATTCAATTTTTCTCAATCAGTAAAATGAACAACAGTCCCGACCTGTCTTATGACAAGTTCGGCTTTGAAAAGCTAGAAGAAACTTGGATTAAATAATCATGCCCGGTTCGATAATTGCAAGCGCAGTCTTTGGCTTAACAGGCGTAGCGGCTACTATTGTTGGTTTTGCCATCAATATGATTGTGTCTTCAATTATTTCCAAATCTAGTTCTCCTGCGGCAAAAGAAAACAATACGCAACAAGATGTTCAAAACCCCGGCAGTCGTGTGCAAGTGCCGCCCGCTGGCGATAACAAAATTCCAGTGGTTTATGGAACGGCTTATGTAGGCGGTATTGTCACTGACCTTTCAATCACTAACGACAATCAAACGCTTTACTATTGCATGGCGTTGTGTGAAGTGACTAACACCGAAGGCTTTATTGCTGGCGGTGCTGACACAATAACTTTTGGCGATGTGTATTGGGGTGGCAAAAAAGTTGTTTTTAATGTCAATGGATATGACGTAGATTCTTTGCTTGATGAATCAACTGGTTTGTCAGATACATCGGTTGCTGGTGATTTGGCTTTTTATTTTTACAACAACGGTTCATCTGCACCGACCAACAGCGCATTCCCTGCGTTTTCAACACAAGTCATGGGCAGTAGTGCTTTGACATATCAATGGACAAGCGCACAAGCAATGACAAATTGTGCGTTTGTTGTTGTGAAAATTATTTACAATCAAGACGCAAACTTAACAGGATTGCAAGATACAAAATTTGAAGTTACAAATTCTAGAAAAGAACCGGGCAATTGTTTTTTAGATTACTTTACATCACAACGATACGGCGCGGCAATACCTTATGCAAGCATAAATACTGCTAGCCTTACTGCTTTAAACGCTTATTGCGCTGAACAAGTTGTATACACGCAATTCAGTGGCGGCACAGCATTGCAAGACCGATTCCAATTTAATGGTCAATTGGAAACGACACAACCAATTATGACCAATCTGCAACTCATGGCGACTTGCTGTGATTGTTTGTTAAGGTATAACGAAATATTTGGTACATGGGGCGTGATTGTTCAAAAGCCTACTTATACAACAGCAATGCAATTGAATGATTCCAATATTATTGGGCCAATAGACGTTACCCCGTTAGACATTGCATCATCATTCAATATTGCTGAAGTTAAATTCCCAGACAGCACAGCACAAGACAGCTTCAATTCAACTATTTATGATTTGGCTGTAATTGCCCCTACGTTGCTTTACCCAAACGAGCCTATCAACAAACAAAGCATAAACCTTGCTTTAGTCAACAACAGCGTTTCATCTCAGCTTTTGGCAAATCGTTTGCTTAAAGCTGGACGTGAAGATTTGCAAGTGCAATGCGTGATTGGTTATGTTGGCTTGCAACTTGAAGCTGGTGATGTTGTCGAATTAACAAACGCAAATTATGGTTGGACAAATAAATTATTCCGCATAAACAAAGTAATTGAAAACTTTAGCGATGATGGTCAAATTACTGCGTCTTTGACATTGACAGAATTTAACCCATCAGTTTTTTCAGATATACCAGTAACGCAATTCACGCCTTCACCAAACACAGGCTTGCCACAACCATTAAATTTTGGCGCAATACCGACTCCAACAGTAAGCACTTCGTCACCAAATGCGGCAACGCCATCGTTTATTGTCAACGTAACCACGCCCGCTGGTGGCATTACGCAATACATGGAAATTTGGTATTCTGCTTTTGCTAGTCCAACAACAGCACAGCGTTTGCTTGCTGGCACAAGTGCTATCCAATCATCAGGCAACCCCTACCCTACTTCAACGCCATTGCAAGTTTCGTTAAGTAACATTGCAAGCGGCAATTGGTATTTTTTTACTCGCGCAGTTAACAGTTTAGGCGCAAGCGCATTTAGTTCTGCTTCTGTTGTTTTTCAATGGCGACCAACCACGTTTAGTTACAACTTGCAATATCTGGTTGTTGCTTATGCTGACAGCATTACAGGTACAGGCATTTCGGCATCGCCAACAGGAAAAAGTTATTACGGGTTGTTCAATTCATCTTCTACCACGTACAGTGCAGTTGCATCAAATTACACATGGTTCTTGGCGCAACCAACTTTTGGCACAACTTATAAACTTGCATACATAAACCGAGGAAGCAGAAGATTCAGCACGGCAACCGCACTTGCTGGTTATGCGGCTGGCACAGCGGCTTATGTGCCTACTGCTGGTTTTGATTCATCAATATGGTCTGCTTTGCCTGATGGCACAAACTTTATTGATTTGGATGTTCGCACAGGACAGCTAACTAAAACAGGCACAACAAGCGTAGGTACAGGACAGATTGCTATTGCAAACAATCCTGATGGAACTTTGGTTGGTTCACTTGCTCAATTCTTGGATTTCGGTGGCGCTGGTACTTTCACAAGTACAGTAGCGCAATTAACTATTGACATTTATGGTCGCGTGGTTGGAATCATCCCGCCTGATAGCTTTTTCTTTTCATCGCAAGATTTCACTGCGACCGCAAGTCAAACTGTTTTTACTCCAACGGCTAGGGTTGCTGGTTACATAACAGGGCAAGATTTGGTTTACAAAAACGGCGTATTGTTAGATACAACCGAATACACAGAAAACGCAACAACCGTAACGCTTGGAACGGCTTGTACTGTGGGCGATAGGGTCAGCATTATCAGTATGCGTTCAGTTGCGGCTAGCACTTTTTATCAAGATTCTGGAGTGGATTATTCAAGCGGCACAGGCACAACGACTTTAACTTATATAAATTTGCCGCATTTCACAATTTTTGCTGGTGATGTTTTAACATTTTCAAATGTCGGGTCGCCAACGCAATATACTGTTTCAACAATAAATTACGTCACAAAACAAATTGTGTTTACAGCGGCGTTTACTGCAACCGCTGGAAGTGTGGTGTATAGAAGAATTGCAAGCGGCGCGACTTATCGTTCATTCAGTAGGTTTACAAACACGCTTACAGCGGCTTCGTCATTTACGCCAACAACATTCCAATTTGTATCAGGCTCAGAACAATTTTTCTTAAATGGAACAATTGTTAATGACCAAGATTATGATTTGGTTGGCAACACGGTCAACAATTTTCCATCAAACGCAACCGGCAATTTTACAACCATACAATTTGCGCCAAACAATTTAGGCGTACCAAATGGAGTACCGCAAGCAGTTACAACATTCACTTCAAACGGCGTTGCTGTATATAGTTATTCGTTTACGCCAGCATTCTTTGAAATTTATGGTAATGGTTGTTACTACATACAAGGTACAGATTACACAACGTCAGTTGGCAGTTACACGCTTATTCCAACACCAAACAATAACACAACAATTCTTGTTCAACAAACCTTTAACGCAATAGGAGCCGCATAACATGACACAAGCATTCAACCTTTCACAACTTGCCAATGGCGTTGATACATCAGGGCGACTTAACGCCGCGTTAAATCTATATAACCAAGTTCCTGTCGCAAACGGCGGCACAGGTGCGGCATCATTGACTGGTAACGGCGCTTTGATTATGAACGCTGGCGGTACAGCGGTCACATCGGTGGCGGCTGGCACTGCGGGCAACGTATTGACAAGCAATGGCACAACATGGGCATCATCTGCTAACCCTGCGGCAACTGGCGTAAACGGAATAATAGTTGGTGTTGCTTCAGGCACTTGGACCAAACCAGCCACTGTTAAATCAATTAAAGTTACAGTTGTTGGTGGGGGCGGCAATGGTTCTCCAGTTCCCGCTGTTGCTGGAAACAATGGTTCTGGCGGTGGCGGCGGCGGCGCGGCAGTAAGAATATATTCAGCATCATCTTTACCCGGACCACAACCTTATACGGTTGGCGGCGCGGGTGCAACATCTTCATTTGGCGTTGCACCGATTACGGTTATTTCTGCAACTGGCGGTGCGGCTGGTTCATTTACATCATCACCGACTGGTGTTATTGGTGGTGATGGCGGCTCTGGAAGCAATGGACAAGCAAATATGAAGGGCGAAGGTGGTGGTACTGCTGCTGGCAATATTGCTGGTTTTGGAGGCAGTAGCATATTAGGAGGCGGCGCAAGAGGAGTAATAGGAGATTCTGGCGGTAATAATGGGGGAGCTTATGGCGGCGGCGGTAGCGGAGCAAAAACTACGGTTTCGACGGCAAGAACAGGCGGGTCGGGTGCGGCGGGTGTTGTAATTATTGAGGAGTTTTATTAATGAAAGCACTTATTTCAACCATTGAGCCACGCTACACAGGCTATCGCGTAGCGCAAGTTGTTGATGATGGAATCATTTTTCCAGTCAGCGCAGAAATGTTTTGGTACGATTGTGCAAGCGATGTGTTGGCAGACGAATATTGGTATGACCCTGCTGACCAAACAATTAAACCCAATCCGCAAGACATTACAGAGGCTTAACTATGTGCGACCAACTCAGTTCATTTGTTGTTAACCAATACGTTCATTTAAAAGATTTTCTTGCAAAAGAATCTTGTGATGAATTAACAAATGAATTGAGGCGGTTGGTTGCTGTAAAGCAAACGCACCAAGACAGCCAATGCCCAAAGTCAGAAGCCATTCACGGCGCAATGGCGTTTGATAAATTGCTGGTTGACTTGTTGCCGCACTTTGAAAAAGCATCAGGCAAGCGGCTGTATCCAACGTATTCTTATGCGCGGCTGTACGCACCCGGCGATGAATTAAAAAACCATACAGACCGCGAATCATGCGAGATAAGCGCGACCCTTACCCTTGGTTTTGAAGGCGATGTATGGCCTATTTACATGGGAGACAGCTTAGAGAAAACCAACGCAAGCAGGGTGGATATGGCTGTGGGCGATGCTGTGTTGTATCGCGGCATGGACAAGCATCATTGGCGCGAGGTTTACACCGAAGGCAAATGGCAGGCTCAAGTGTTTTTGCATTACGTAGACGCTGATGGCAAACACGCTGATTGGAAATTTGACAAACGCAAAGCACTTAACTTGCCTGTGGAAGATATGCGTTACCGCGTATTCACTGACATATTGACACCCGAAGCCTGTGATTCGTTAATCAGGCTTTACACCAAAGACGAAATTCCAAAAGAAGAACCAGTTATCGGCACTGGTGATGGCACGATTGACTTAACAATCCGAAATGTTAAGCGGGTAATGTTGCCCACTTACAAAGACATTGGCGGCAGATTGACGGCGGCTGGTTTGTCGGCTAACCACCACGCATGGAAGTTTGACGTTACCCATGCCAATCAAGCTGAATTCCTTGCCTACCCTGCTGGCGGTCGCTACACGGCGCACGTGGACACGTTTATTGCTCATGGCGAGGAATGCCGCAAATTGACGGTATTAGCCTTCCTAAACGATAATTTCAAAGGTGGACGGTTCTATTTGCAAGACGGACATGAACGCTTTTACCCGCCACAAACCAAAGGCACTGTGCTGGTGTTTCCATCGTTCATCATGCACGGCGTGGAAGATGTCGAGGAAGGAAATCGTTACAGTGTTGTGTGTTGGATGGTCGGCAAATTTTTTAGGTAAAAAAATGGCAACAATTGATTCTACTGACGCACGCTTATCCACGCACGAAGAAGTTTGCGCGTTTCGGTATGAAGCCATTAACGCCCGCTTAAAGCGTATTGAAAACATCATGATTGCGGCGGCTGGCTTGATGATTGTTAGCATGACAGGCGTGATTTGGACTGTCCTGTACCACGCCAAGTGAGCGTGAAATCGACCCCGTAAGTTTGCTGTTTGCCGCCAACGCAATATGCGCGGCAATCAAGGAAGGTTGTGAGCTTTACAAGCAAGTCAAAACTGCTGTGGTCGAAGTGGTGGACACGGCAAACGAGGTCAAGGAAATTGCCGATGAAGTGGGCGGGTTTGTCGGCGCAATAGTTAAGTGGTTTAAACCCGCGCCATCCAAGCCCACTGTTAAGCCCAAAAAAGCAAAGCCCAAATTTAGGGAAGTCACCGAGCATGACATCATTGATGACATTGCCAAAAACTTAATCCAGTTTTTTAAAATCCAAGAACAACTGATTGCTATCTTGCGTGAGGATGAACTACGCACCCAAACGGTTTACGACCCGAGCCAAAACCTTATGGAAGCCGCGCTTAACAGGGTGCTTATGTTGGAACGGCTCGCGCAAATTGAGGAAACAATCAGGTTTGCAATGACCTACCAAGCCCCGCGTGAGCTTGGTGCGTTGTACAGCAAGGTATTCGACATGAAGGCGACAATACAGGAAGAACAGGACAAAGCGAGGGCGAAGATTGAAGCGGAGGCGAGAGTTAAGTTATGGCAACAAAATCAGGAAAAGGGAAAATGGCGGCTTCGGCTCGCAGTCTTTCTGGCAACTCTGTTCCTAATTGGATACCTCCACCTATGGCTTCAAATAATCCACCGCCAAGCCAAGACGATACCGCTTACTTAATCGTCATTGTTCTGCTGTGCGTAGTGCTTGTAGCGTTTGCGCCCATCTTGATTGATATGTATTTTGAAACGAAAATGCAAAAAGAACAGAACAAAATAGAGATGGAAAACCTAAAACGCTTGAGGCGTGAAGTTGAAAGGATGATTCGTGAAAAAACTTGAAGAAAACTCTACCTACAACCAGTTCGATACCAACCACGATGGCATTGTGACCGATGACGAACTGGTGCGTTCTGAACGCATGATGATGATTGACAACATGGACAAGTTAGCTGACCAACAACGGCTGATGGCTTGGGTTGCATTGGGCATTCCATTTGCCACCATCGTGTTGTTGTCGTTGCCGTTTGTACCTGATTCCAGAGTGCAATTAATTATGGGGCTAGCTACGACCTTTGCCGCTACGATGGGCACGATTGTGGTGGCTTTCATGGCGGCTACGGCATACATCCGAGGCAAGGTAAATGATGCTTAACAAAAGGGGTTGAAATGGAACAAACATTAAGAGGCAAGCTAACCTACAAGGTGACTTTAATGGTTGCCGCTACGTTGTGCATTGTGGTGTGCAGTATGGTTTTTACGTTAATGTTTGGTCTATTTGATAACAAGGTGGACAACACCGAAATTTTTAAACTTATCAGCCCTGCTTTCCAAACTGTGGTTGGCGGGTTTATTGGATTATTGGCTGGCATTAAGTTGTCCCATGACGATGAAGAAGTGACCGACAAATGAAAGATTTATTGTCTGGTTTATTGGCGCTTGCGCTTTGTTTTGGCGGCGGGTATTGGTACGGCACACACACCGAGGCCGAAGCACAATCCGCTGAAGTTGCACGACTTAACACCGAAGCACGGCAAAAAGAACAAGCATTGACCACCGCAGTTAACACGACAGCCACCGCATTAAGGATTGAAAATGAAAAGACAAACAAAGCGATACGCGACCGCAACCGCGCTATTGATGATGGCACTTACAGGATGCGCCTCAAAACGACCTGCCCCATACCAGCCGCCACAGATACCGCAATTGCCAGCGGAGATAACGCAAGAGAAACACGAGCCGAGCTTGACGCAGAAACTGGAAAAACTCTTTTCGCAATAGCCGAGGAAGGCGACCGCGCCATTCGCAAGCTGAATGCGTGTATTGACCTTTACAACCAAGCGATTGAATCGCAGAAAGGAAAGCCATGAGAACGAATTTTGAGGACGCTTTAGAGGCTTTGTTGAAACATGAAGGGGGTTACGTCAACCATCCAGCCGACCCGGGCGGCATGACCAATCTAGGCGTTACCAAGCGTGTTTGGGAAGAATGGAAAGGGCAAGCAGTCGATGAAGCTGAGATGCGAGCATTGACACCCGAAAAGGTTGCCCCGCTTTACAAGGCCAAATATTGGGACATGGTGCATGGCGACAAGCTACCAAGCGGCGTTGATATGTGCGTCTTTGATTGTGCGGTTAACAGCGGCGTTAAGCGGGCTTCCAAGTTATTACAACGCGCCATAGGCGTGGACGATGACGGCGTGATTGGTCGCAATACCCTTGCGGCTTTAGAAAACTTAACGCCCGAAGATATTATTGACCGCTTTTGTGCCGAGCGATTGTCTTTCCTAGAAGCGTTGCCGACATTTGCAACCTTTGGAAAAGGCTGGTCTCGCCGTGTGGCTGGCGTAAAGACTGAATCGCTGAATCTTGCATGATGGCAATGGCATTGGCTACCAAACAAAGTACGCCAATGCTTATTGCGCCACCAAGGAACAGGACAAAAATTAGAACTAACAAATCAATTGTTTGCATGGTCATGGTTGGTTGGTTTTTGTAGCCAAACAATTCCGCACTTCGTACAGCGATAGGCGATGCCTTGACGCACGACAGTTCTTTTGTCGCCGTGTAGCCCGACCACCTTGCCGTTGAACGTGCGGATTTGTTCAATCATTTGTTGCCTGATAAAGCCTTTGCATACGTGAACACTTGCGCTTTGTAATTGATGTCTTTTTTGGCTTGGGCTTTTTTTGCCCATTCTTGCCCTTGCAATCTGCGCCGCAATTCATCATCGCGCACCCAAATGCTTGGCGTTCCATCGTTCCATTCAAATGCTGATTTAACTTGGTTCATTTTTTGTCCTGTGGTGGTGTGCAGGTGTGAATGTCGTTTGTGCGTTTGCCGCATCGTGGGCAGAAGTTTTGTTCTGTGCGCTGTGGTTGTGCCAAGGCCGCAATCACATCGTCAACGAGTAAGCGCAATGGGTCAATAGGGTCAAGCCCAAAGCAGGTTGTCTCAAGGCGTTTTATCAATTCTTGTTGTTTCACTTCAAACCCCTAATGTAAATTGCAAAGCTGTGCAATGTGTCTTTGCCAAACCCTTCCATTTTTAGGATGGCTTGCGCGACTTCTTCAATCACTTGGTCACGATAAGGATTTAATTGCATTGATGATTGCATTGCACGTTTGCGCCACAGGCTTTGCAATTCCAATTCATTTGACGTTCCAATTTCTTTTGTCATAACAAATCCTTTTTAACGTAAAAAGCCATCTCGTCTTGGCTTGACTGCATCGCGGAATGAAAACAGCTTGGCGTGTTGTGGGTTAACCAAAGCAAACAAACGCCCGATATAAGGAATGATGTTGTTGTTGATTTTCCAGCCGCTGTCGGACTTTTCCGTAAGGTTGGAATGGTGGCGCAACACTTCAATGATGACCCGCGCTGAGTAATGTTTAAAGCCAGCGTTAATGACGCGGTACGCTTCTTGTTCAAACGCCATCCAGATGTGGTGATTCTCTGGTATCCAGCACAGGAATTCATCGCTAAACAATTCTTTATTTTCAAACACAATATCTTCAATCATTTTTAATCCTTTTTGATTTGGCGACTTACAGGCAAGCCACGCGCCGTTTTCAATAACAGTTTGTCGTGCAGTTGCTTCCATAGCAACAAGTCGTACAAGTCACATATTTGCCGTTAATGTAATAGCTGTGCGTTGAGCAAGCCGCCCACGCACTTGCGCTGGCAAACACAATGTAGAGTGCAATCAATTTTTTCATGTTAAGTCCTTTCAAAATGGAATATCGTCATCGGGCATATCGCGGTTGCGATTGGGTCGAGGTTCAGCCTTGGCTTTTTCCTTGTCGTATGGCTCATTGATATAAGCATAGCCATTCCATTCAAGCGGGACAAAATCCAGCTTCAACATTGGGCCATGCTTGCTGTCAATGATTGCGCCAATTTTTTGATATTTTTTCTTTGTCTCGCCTTGTGCGTTAACGTATTCGCCAAGCACGGCGGTAACTTCTTTGTGTGCCATTATTTATTTTCCTTTGATAATTCAGCTTGCTTCTTAATTGCACTGCGGACTTTGCTATCCAGCTTTGACCACAATGCCACTTTTTCATCGCCATCAGTGATGCCAATGTAATTCTCATATACGCCGTGAACATCGTCAGCGGCAAAGCGTTCGCCAATCGCATCAATTACGTCTTGCAAGACAGCTTGGCGATTAGGCTGGATTGATTCCCAAGACCCTTGCGTGGGCGATATACGCGACACAGGCTTGCTTGCCGCATTGCCATCATCATCTTCTGGCGCGATGCCGCACGATGACATGAGGCTATAACGCCGCGCATACGTCAATGCGCTTGCATACCCTTGCGGGTCTTTTTTGACGGCAGGGAAATGCACTACGCCGCACTCCAGCATCTCGCCTGATTCATGGACAAACACGGTTTCCACCATTACGCCGTCCGCGCAGTCATAGTTTTTCTGCAACAAATAAATGCCGTTGTTGTTAAGTGCTTCTATGACAGCTTCAATGCAAGCATCAAGCGCGGCATATTTACTGCGGAAATGTGGGTTGGTGCTTGTCTTTAATGCTGGCTGGAATTGCCGTTGAGCTTTGACCAAGGCGGTTGCAATTTGTTTCATTTTAAATATCCTTTTCCATTAGCTGTTGTTGCAAAGTTAAGATTTCTTCTTCATCATTTTTTTGAAATTGTTTTAGCGATTCAATTTCAGCATCCATGCGTTTAATATAACCTTCAAGATAGCCGCATTTAAATGCAAGCCGCGCACGTGGGTCGTAGGGGTATTGCTCGCGTGAAACCTGTTCGGCTTCTTCTATCATGTCATTTGCTCTCATTTGATTTCCATTAAAAAAGTTACGACAAACAACAAGACTGCTACATAAACCAACAGCGGCAAATTTGAATGCGGTTTAATGCCCAACAAAATGCCTTGCCAGAATTCATCTTCGGCAGTCATCCGCGCATGAGGCGGCGGCACATACTGCGAACCAATCTTGAGACCAGTCCGCGTTGTGTAGGGTAAGTTAAGGAAAGTCACGGTTGTACTCCCAACGGCTAAAGTCGGCTTCGGCGTTTTCGCTTCGGACAAATTCTTGCCAATCACTACAAGCGTGGGCTTCAATTTTTGCTTGGTCTTTTTCGCTGAGTTCATTCCAAATGTCCTTTCCTGATTCGTCAAAAACGTGAAACTCAAAATTGATACCAGATTCATCTTCATCGACTGGCTCATATTCCACCAGCACGGTGTCGCCATTTTCTAAGTCAAAGTCAAAGCAGTTCATTTTGCCAACTCCTTGATAATTTCCACAATGAAGGGCAGGGCAAACAAACAGCCGACAGCAAGTGCGCCCAAGAATTCACTTGCGGCTTTGCATCGTTTGGCAATTTTGGCTTCGTAAGTTAAGCGGTTCATTTTTAATCCTTTTTAACCAAAAATAAAGTCATCAGTTGATTGTGTTTCTGCCCATTTGTTAACAGCTACTTCCAAAGCTTCACCTAATGATTGGTCAAGCGCATGGCGTATGCGTGTGGAACTAAGATAGTCCAATATTTGTTGGTCTGTTAAGCCCTTGGCTTCAAGCGAATCAGCCAGCGCACGATTGACAATATAAGAAATGCTTTTAAAACTTACATTGCCTTCAACTTTTGCATAAATTTCCATTTTCAATCCTTTTAAATTTGCCCCCGAAGGGGCGTGTCAAGTTAAGCCAACAACATTTCTTCTGCTTGTGATTTCATGCGATTGCCATTGCCGAACCATGCGTTGTTCATGCGGGTGTCTACGTTATGACCGCGTTCATGGTCAACGTATTGGGTGACAGCGTTCAGCAAACCCCATTTCGTGCCGTATACGCCTGTATTTGTTGCACCCATACCCGCACCATCAAACAGTTCTAAAACGCGCTTAAACCCGCGAGATTCTTTGAACGTGTTGGTTTGTGGGTTGTATGAAGCGGGAAACAATTCATTAGTGAAGTCACGCGCATATTTGCTGGAAACGCCTTGACGCGCCAGTTTGCGGTATTTGTCCATCATGCCGTCAAAGCCACTGACAACCAAACCCAAACGGTCACGCATTAACGATTGGTCAAAATCTGCGCCGTGGGTCAATACAACGCGGCTTGGTGCGTTTTCTTGGTCAGCGGCTGACAGCGTGTTGTTGCATACAACGCGAATGCTGGTGAATTGCCCGATGGTTGCGGCAGTGCCATCAAACGATGTGCTTAACAACAAATAACCGCGCACAGCATCGTCTTGCAACACAACGGCTTCACGATTGACATTTGCCAATGCCCAAATGCGTTTGCCGCCTTTGATTGCGCCCGCGACTTCCAATGTAAAGCCCGCAGATTGGACAAGCGTGTTAAAGAATTCCAACACTTCGGCTGGCTGGTGAACTTTGTAGCGGTCAGTGACCACGCCCAAAGGCGCGTTTGTGTCGTTGCGATAAATTACGTTTTGATTCGGCATTTGGTCATAGTTTTGACCGTCCCACGTGAACATGATGGGTGACAACTTTGCTTCCCAATCCAAACCAGCTTCTTTGCGCCATACGTCAATGGGTGCGTCTTGTGTCAGTTGTTGACCCAGACCATGCCAAGGCGTTGCGTTTGCATAAGCGATTTCTGCTTTGCCAGTGATTGCGTTGTTTTCAATTAAGTGAGCCATTTTCAATTCCTTTACATTGTTAAGTTACACAAGACCCATTTACATGGGTTTCGGCGCATTACGCCTCATCAGTTGTGTTATGAAACAACGCTTGCATAAATGCGGTTTTCATTTTTTACAGCTTGAGTAAACATAGCATCCAAGATTGGCAAAGTTTTTTCAAGATTGGAAATGTTTGACAACAAAACTTGTGATGAACCGCGACCTTTCAGTTTGTTGTATTTGTTTTCCAATTCAGCTTTGACACAATCGCGAATGTCAAGAATTTGGATGGGGTTAAGAGTTTGCATTTTTAATCCTTTTCGATTTGGTTGGTTGGCATCGATTTGTTAAGTCGATGTATGAATTATGCATGAAAACTTAACAAAATGGCATCCAACCAAAAAAAAGTTAAGTTTTTTGCAAAAAAGGCACAAATCTGCAAAAAAACAACATAAATGTAGACTTGTGTTTTCAAATCAAACAATGGACAATTTGTTAACCTATTGGTATGATGCTTAACATGAACATACAAACCGCCATCACACACGCAGGCTCAAAAGCCAAACTTGCATCATTGTTGGGCGTAAGCCGTGCGGCTGTTACGCAATACAAAGATTCGTTGCCATACAAGCGCCAAATGCGTTTGTTTGAATTGCATCCTGAGTGGTTTCCAGAACCGCCCCAACCTAAAAAAATTGTCATTGAAGCGGCTATTTTGACACCGTTTTAAAAAGTGACGCATAATTGAGGCACGGCTAGGGTAGCTCCCGAAAAGACGATTCGTTACCGTCCTGCCGATGTTTCTTTGTAACGTCAACCGATAACGTGAGGTTTATGTGCATTATTACCAATTCCATATTGGCGACTATCGAGCCGCCACCGCCCATTTATCCAATGATGAAGATTTGGCTTATCGCCGACTTTTGGATATGTATTACGACACCGAAGACCCAATCCCAATTGATACCGATTGGGTTGCCAGACGTTTGCGTTTGGATTCCCAAGTGATTGTTTCGGTTTTAAAAGATATGTTTGTGCTGTCCGAATTGGGATGGCATCACGCCCGATGCGATAAAGAAATTTCCGTTTACAAAGGATTTTCTGATGCTGGAAAACGTGGGGCGGCTAAGAGGTGGGGAAAGGCAGGTGATAGCCCCCCTATAACCCCCCCAATAGCAACCAATAACCATAAACCATTAACCAATAACCATAAACCAAATAAAATAATACAAACGCCGGACGGCGTG